GCAAGCTGTACGCCAACGGCGACATGTTCAAAGTAATTGCAAGCTGATTGTAACTGGCGCGAAATTCCCAGCCTTCAACAAATCCTTGAAAAGTGCCGCTGTTCATGTTCAGTGGAAGATCAGTCAAAGCCACAGGCATACCCATAAAAATGCCAATCAGGCTGTTGCGGTCTGTGTTGTCCAACTCAGGGTTGGTCAAGTCAAAAGTAATGTCAGAAAAGATTGGCTGCGGGGTTTTGCGAAGCAACAAATAAAAGTTTGCCTGACTGGTTGCGTCAGCTGAATTGTGCAGTGTGGTTGTGATGATTTGGGACAGCTCACCAAATTCCGCAATTGAATCTGCGTCGCTGGCTGAAACTTCGGCTGAACTGGTGGCGTTGTATTTGATTGTTAAGTTGTTGCGAACGTCGCCAGCACGGGTTTCGATCCGAATGCCCGCAGCACGGGCGTGGTTGGCTGTTAGATCAACATAACCGTTGGTTGCCAAATAAACTGACCTGTGTGTGCTGTCTGCATAGAAAATGCGTCCAAACCCGTCTTCGCCAATGTACCCAGCCCCTGAAGTCGCCAAAGCTGCAATGAGTGAATAAACGTCAGTGCGTGATGAAGAACGTGCTGCCAGTTCATAATTGCCCGTGTCAATTTCGCCCAATCCATTGTTTTCGGCGTTTGCCCATGTTGTCGTTGGGTTGTAACTTGCCCATGTTTCAGCACCTGCAACTGAAGCCCATGTTCCAAACAGGACAGCTTCAAGGATTGTGGCAATTTGAACGCCGTCCAAATCTTTTGCCAGCACCCCGTCAGTCAGGGTTTTTGGCAAGCGTGCCAGCGCACCCAATGCAATGATCGAATAAGTCTGCGTGAACATGGTTGAACCTACGTCGCGAACTTCAAGCCCCACTTCAACAACATTGCCGCCAAAGATTGGCACAAATGTGTTTGACGAATTCTTGACTGAAACTGAAAGCGTGCTGTTGATGTTGACAGGCAAAGTTGTTTGATTGACGTCAATCAGCTGAATGTTGACATAACCTGCCTGTGCCTGCTCATAGATGTTTGAACGACCGCTGCGAATAACCAAATTTGCCAAAACAGCTGACGTGTATTCAGTGCCGTCAATTTCAACTTTCCAAACGGGCGACCATTGCGTCATGCTGTCACCAAATTAGTTGCGCCACCTGTCCCGCGATAAAAGGAATTGTTCAACGTGTCGGCAATTGTGCGGGCTGTGCCTTCTTTGTCAAATGCACCAGTCACGGTCAAGTTGATTACTGTCGAAGCACTGTCAGACTTCAAGCCTGCCAAACCGCTGCCGCTGGTACTTGTTGAAGTCAGGGCGTCGGCTTGTTTGCTAAGAACGTCAAACTGTTTGACCAAAGCGTTTAATTGCTTTGTGCCTGCTGATTTGCTGATTGCGCCTGTGTCAACCATGAATTGAAGTTCAGTCAAGTTGTCAGATACTGAAGTGAGTTTGCCAACCAAATCAGTCAAGCTTTTTGCTGGTGCAGCTGATTCCCCGCCGCCACTGCCTGCGCCGCCTGATAGTCCACCGCCGCCACTGAATCCCCCGCCAGTTAAGCCGCCACCGCCTGAAAATCCAGAAACCGAACCACCGCCGCCACCGCCTGAAATTGCGCTTGGTGCGCCACCTGAAACTGAAGTTGAAAGTTTGCCCAATTCGCTGACATTGCCCAAAAATGGAATGGCGTTATAGGCGCGTATCAAAAAGTTTATTCCGTCAATAGCTGTGTTTATGACGGTGTTGATTGCACCAACAACCCTGCCAACAATGTCAATGACGCCAGCTGCAACTTTGCCAACGATCTTAAAAGCACCGCCCAAAGTTTCGCCAATAATTGGCGCAAGATACTTGGCAATGTAACCGCCAAATTCCATGAATGCTGCAAGATTATCTTCAACCGCTGTTTTAATGTATCCAAAAGCTTTGAACAACCCTTCCAAAATTGGGCTGAAAACGTTTTTGATCAAAGTCCCAACTGTTGTGATGTAGGTCGTCAACCCGCCTTCTTTTCCGCTGAAGGCGTCAGCAAAAGCTGTGAGCGCTGGCAATGCGTAACGGTTGATTAGGTCAATGAAGTAAGCGACCACAGGCAACAACGCCGTGCCTAAAGTTTCTTTGGCTTCGTCAAGTGCGCGCTGAACACGATCAAGTCTGCCAGCATAGGTTTCGGCATTTGCCGCAGCTGCGCCGCCGAATAATTCGGTCAAACGATCTTGCACGTCCGTAAATGACATTGTTTTCAATTCGGCAGCTGATAGCCCTAAACCTAATTTGCCCAACGCCGTCGTGTTACCTTCATAAGCTTTGCCCAAAGCATTTGCAACGGTTTCAAGCGGTTTGCCTGTGGCTGTTGAAACGTCAAGGGCTGTGTTCAATAAATCTTGCGCTGAAGCCACGTCGCCAGTTGAACGAACCAGTCTGCCCAATGCTGGTCGAAGCTGATCGTCAGCGACGCCAGTCGCCAATGACATTTGAAGAATGCTTTGTTCAGTGGCTGCAATTTGGGCTGTGGTTGCCCCTGTGGCGTTCTGTAAAGCCAAAGCCAACTGTGTCTGTGCCTTTTCGTCGGCAATGGCTGATTTGACCCCTTCAATGCCGATTTTGATTGCGTAAGCGCCAGCGGCAGCAGCTGCGGCTGCAAAGGCTGCGCCAACAACTTTGCCAACCTTGCCCATTTTGTCGCCGAAGGTTTCGACGTCGTCGGTTGCGACCTTTAGGCTTTTGTTTAGATTGTCAACGTCACCCAAAATGGTGAGCTTTAGTGTTCTACTTCCAGCCATTAGTCAAACCTTTTCACTATTTCAGAAAAGCCAGCTTCCCATTGTTTAATGATGTCAGGCTGCACTGATCTAAGCGTTGGATAAATAAACCAGCCGCGTGAACCTTTACCTTCGCGACCTGACCACAGGGGAAATTGACGAAACTTATTTGAACCGAATTCAGCGCCGCCCCACAACTGCTGAGTCGTGCCGCCGCCTGAAAATTTTTGGCGTGCAAAGCCGTAACTGATTTCACCAAATTTGGACGATTTGCTGACCTTTGAACCTTCAGCAATGCGCGTTGAAACTTTTGGAATTGAACGCGTCATTGCAGCTGCCGCCTTGACTTTGTCCGATACAAATTCAGCCAAAGCGTTTGATTTTGCTTTTGCTTGGTTCAGTGCTTCTTCGTCCATTGCTTTGAAAGAACGGGCAATGGCGCGAAGTTCAGCTTTGTCGTAGCTGATCGCTTCACTTGCCATGTGCCCGCCTTTCGACTATTTCAAGAACTGTCAGAATGTCTTCCGCTGTTTCCAATTCAGATTTTTGGATTCCCGTCGCAATGACGATTTCCCAAAGGATTCTGTTTAAGCTTCCGACGCCGTAGCTTTTGGGTCTGCCTCACCAACCGTTACTTCAGCAATGGTTTCTGTCCACACTTCGATTGGTTTAACTGGTTTCCCAGCAGCTTCACGCTTCATGGCGTGATAAGCCAAAAAAACCAAATCGGAAACGCCGATTTTGTCCCGTGCTTGGCTAATGGTTGACCCGCTGTGCTTCTCCCACTTGACCCATTCAGGGATTGCGGCAACAAATGTCACCGATTCCCCTGAATTGTATTCAATTGTTATTGGTAGCTTCATTCTGTTTTCTCCCGATTCTGTTGGTTTAGCTGAATGTTTCCGTTGGTGTTCCAACAACTGTGAATGACAAATCCACAGTTTGCGCGTCAGGTGCTGTGCCGCCCACTGCTGGGAACACTGGCATTACGTTAAACGCGAAGACTGCGCCAGTGACTGCCGTCAATGACACTGCCAAAGTTGTGTTTGGTGCTGATTCGCAGGCTGTCCAAAGTGCTTCGCATAGTGAACCACTTGCGCCCCAGTCTGAAAGCATTGACACGTCAAAAGTCCATTGGTCGTCAATGTGCTTGTAAGCCTTACCGTCAAGCGTTTGGTAAGTTTCAATTGTTGGTGAGTTTGCTAGCACAGCACTGGTTGCCTGTGCGTCGTAGTTTGTGGACGCGATCGTCAAAGTTAGATCGCGACCCGTGATGATCGTCGTTGGCACGTTTTCTCCTTAGTTGGTTTGGGTGTAATAAGTTGACACGTTGATGTCAGCTGCCAAAACTGGTGAAGCACCAATTTCAAGAACTGTCGGTTTTTCGACGTTGCCAACAATGTAACCTGCGGGCATTGCCGCAAGAACGCCAATTAGCAGCTGTTCAAGATTGTCAAGCGCAGCCGCATTGCTGTTGTATTGAACCATTACTGTGACCGCAAAATTTAGCTTCACTTTGGTTGTTGCGTCGTTGATTAACGCAATTTCCATGTAAGGCGAATTGGGCACAATAACAATTGCTGGTGGAATTGGTGATTCGGGGACGCTTGAAAATACGTTTGCAGCTAGTGAATTAAAAGCTGACGCCAGTGTTGAACGTGTGCCTGAAATAGTCGAAGCGGTCATTGAACAATGCCTTCGCTGTCCAAAAATGGCTGAAGCAATGTGGAAACCCTGTTTGTTAAGCTGCGCCCCATTCTGTAAGGCGTGCTAGCAAAATCAACGCCTTCAATTTGACCGCCAGCAGCAACGCGTGATTGGAAAACTTCCACGCTGACTGCCAACACGGCTGATTCAATGGCTTGGTTGTTTGCGTAAATGTCAGCTGCTGAATAGCCCGAAAGTGTGGCTGATCCTGAAGGAATGCTGGCGCGTTGGGTGACGTCGGCGTTCACGTTTGCAGCTGTGAAGTAATACGGTGCAACGTCAACGACTGTCACGGTTGCGCTAAATGGTGCAGGCAACCCTGCAACAATAACTGATTGACCTTTTGCAAAATTGTGTTGGCGCTGGGTGTAATAATAGGCAACATTCAACTTCAATTCATAATGACTGATTGCCGCAGTGTTGGCAACCAACATGGGCAAAATTACCGCTTCGCTGGTGTCAATTATGCCTTCAAGATAAGCGTCGCTGTATAGGGAAGAACTCACGCCCAGCACTGATCGCAACTGCGAAGCTGTGACAATGTTGGGCATGAGTTTTCCTTTCGACTGCTGCGCTGCGTTCGGGAGTGACCACAGCGCATGATTGGGTTGGGCTGTTACGCCTTGTTATTCTTGAACGCGCCTGCACCAATTTTGGTTGCAATTGCGCCGTAGCCGTACACCATGACTGAAACCTGACCTGACGCAATAACGTCTGCGCGTAGGCGGTAAATTGGTGATTCGTACCATGTGTAAGCACTTGGGTTCACAATAAGAATTGAACCGTCTGTGTCAGTGCCCGCTGCTGTGTTAGCTGTGACGTATAAGTCAAGCCCTGCAACATTTCCGCGAACTGATTGCGGCGTTGCTTGTCCACCTGTGAAGTTATTTGTTCCAGCTGAAACGTTGTATAGCGGTGCGCCGTTGTTGTTCAGTGTCATGACATTTGCCCACTGTGATGTGTTCATGATGATGTTGCGTGCAAAGCCCTGTGTTCCGTTGTAAACAGAAGCTGCGCCGCGTGAAACAATTCCCAACAATTCTGCCGCTGTTGGGTAAGTTGTTGTTGTTGTTCCGTCAGCTGTTGCGCCAGCGATCAAAGCTGCGTTCACAGCTGTGTCCTGTGCCTTAGCCATTTGGGCTGACATGTTTGACAATAATTCGTTGAAAAACAGTGGTGAAGTGCGATCAAGCAATTCAACGCTGAATGTCTGCTGTCCTGCATACTTCTTCACGTCAACAGTCACAAAAGCTGCGTTTTGATCTGTTTCTGAA